TGTTCTGGTTTAGGTTCAATTAAAGGTAATTTATTAGCCACAGCTTTTAATTCTGTTGCATCACCTCCAACACCTCCAACTATCATTAATCCTTCATCAGTTTCTTTTAGTTTAAGTTCAAGAATAAAAGTTGGAACTAGAACAACATTAAGAGCAAATGTTTTACCTTCTAATGCTGCTAATAAATCTGTTAGTTGGACTTCTTCTAATCCTAGAATAGCAACAATTAATAATAATGGTTATTTACAAACAATAGCAAGAGGTACAACTAGAATAACTGTAAAAACTGTTAATAACATAAGTTCATCAATTAATATTACTGTCTATTAATTTTATTATAATTTTCTTATAATTTTCTTATAATTTTCTTATTTTGCGAATAGAACGTATTTTTATTTTATTGATTTTATATAATAAAATAAAATAAAATAAAAAAGAATAAAAAGAATAAAATAATGACTGAAGCTATTGATATACAAAATCAAGAATCTAAAAATAATAATTTAGATGCCTTTTTTTCTAAAAATCGTGAGGATAGTCCTCCTAGAAATAGCCCTACTATTCCTTTAGATTACAATGAAATCATAACACTTTATGAAAATAATCCTGAATATCAATTTATTATGGAACAATCAAAAATACTACAAAAACCAGAACATATTGAAATTTTTAAAATTATTGATGCTAATGGGGATGATTATACTTGTAATGAAAATGGTGTTTTTGTTGCTCTAAATAAACTAAAACCTGAAACATTAACTGAAATTACTAAATTTATACAATTCTGTTTAGTTAATAAATCACAATTAATACAAGATTTAAATAAACGTGATGCTATTAGAGAAATTATGAATTGTCAAAATGATGATATTAAAGGCTTTAATAAAATATTTTTATTAAATGATAAATGATAAATGATAAATGATAAATGATAAATGATAAATGATAAATGATAAATGATAAATGATAAATGATAAATGATAAATTAAATAAAAAAATTGAAATGGTTTAAAGACTATTTTAATTAATCTATTTACTATTAAAAAAATTTAATTTTAAATAATAAATTCAATAAATATTTTTAAAATATTAAAAAATGTTAAGTTGTAATGAAATCTGTAAAATATTATCAAAATTTGAAGGAGAACAAAAGATAAAATTAGAACATTTTAATCCTCTTTTTCAACAATCACCGGATTTTGCTAAAAATTATCTACAATTAGTTGAAGATAAAATTAAGGAAAATGAATGGGTTGACCCTAACCTAGAACCTGATAAATTTAAAGAATTAAAAATTAAAAATGAAAAATCAACAGAACTACACCTAGAACAAGAAAAATTAAAACAATTGGAGTTAGAATTAAAATTAGAAGCAAATAAAGAAATTCAAAATCAAATTCAAAATCAAAACATTAGTATTGAAAATGTTTTATTGAATTATAAAGAGCATCAAACAAATGATTTACCTTTGGAGTTTTTAAATTTAATAGATGAAAATCGTAGAACAGATTTGTATTATTATGGAATGAAAGGACCTGATTCATTTCTAGCATCTATTTTATTGTGTGCTGAAGCAGGTTATTGGCTTCAGCATCGTAAAAAGAAAAAGGAATATGCTGACCAAATGCAAACTACTTTTAGTCTTCAAAAGTATGATATTTTACGGAAATTACCTAAAGAAAGTATTGGAAAAGACTTTCTAGATGTTATTTATTCAAATGACTTTCCTGAAAGGGTTGACAGTGATAAATCAAAAGAATATCAATTCTTAATTGCTTATCATTACAACATTAATGTTTTAATTTTGGATTTTAAAGAATTAAAAGGTTATTTTACAACTGATTGGATACCTGATAAAAAAACAATGATTATTATTAATGATAATCAAACTTATTTACCTATTTTATCAAATAAAATTTCTTATTTTACAGCTGATGAAATTAAGAACCTAGAAAGCAAATTTAATATTCTTTATCCTACTAAACTTATTTTAACTAGTAATATTACTATTGATGTTAATACTGAAGAAAGTAGTAAAGAAACAAATAATGAAACTTTTGATGATAATTCTAAAAAAGTAAAACCAAAGAAAGAAAAAGTTGTTAGTAAAATTTCTAAAATTACTGATGCTTCACAAATTACAAATGAGAATATAAGTTCTATTAAAGTAGAACAAATTCAATCAATTGCTAAATATCAATTGAAAGATTTACAAGATATTGCTGAAAAATTCAAAATTCAATTGGAATATACCAAAACTAAAGATAATAAAACTAAAATTTTCAATAAAACAAAAAAAGAATTGTATGATGATATTATACAATTTTTAGAAAAAGTTTAATATAATTTTCTGGTTGTATATAAATTTTTTATTAAATATATCATACACATACCATTTTTTATCATATTTTGGTTTAAATTTAGGTTTTCATTTGTTTCTAAATATTTATCAATCCTAGTTAAATCTAAGATTGAAAAAATGCTAAATATAATAGACCAACCTAAATATTTATTCATTCTCATTTTCATTCTTAAATATTTAAAACAAAATCCTAAAATCATTATTTTCAATGATAATGATACTGGAATTGTTTTAAGGACAAAAATATTTATTAATAAAGACCAAGAATACAGTAAATGCCACGTATTAGCTTTTATGATATTTTTACGAACTAATGTCATTAGAAAAGCAGCAAATTGAATAGCAAATAAAGGACTAAAAGCGGAATCAATATTTAATAACATAAATAATGTAGCACCAATTTGTTGATTACTATGAAATTGAGTGATATTTTTTTTATCATTTTCAGGTGTTTTTTGATCATATGGCATTGCTCTCATTGTTGAATCATCTTTTTGTGCTTTTTTTTTAGTTATTACATCTGCTGATATCATAGTTAATATACAAATCCACATTTTTGCGTATAATTTATAGGTTCCTCCATAATAATCCAAAAAACAGCACGAAACTGACCGTAATCCAAAAGCAATGCTATGTAATCTAAATTCAGGATAAATCATTGGTAATTTTATGTGTCTTTTTTGAGGAATATGAAAAATTAAAGAAGAAACTGATAAACAACCGTGTAATGCTATGATTCCTAAATCTAGTTTAGTGTTTAAAAACATTGAACCATAAAAAATTAATAAATAATATCTGTAAATATAATTTCCTAATGAAAAAATACCTAGAAATTTATGAAAATAATTTGGATCTTCTTTTGTTATTAATTTATTTAAATTTAATTTTTCTTTTAAATAGTTTAGCATTTGTAATATTTATTTATTTGTAAATTGTAAAATATTATTATATTAAAATTTTTCTTTAATTTTTTCTTTAATTTTTCTTTAATTTTTCTTTAATTTTTCTTTAATTTTTCTTTAAATCTTTAAAAAAAGATAGTTTTAATAAAAAAGTTTGTTAAAATAATATAATATAATATTAAATAAGGATTTACAAATGAAATTCAATACAAAAAATAATGAGAAACAACGATTATTAGAGCTTATAAATAAATCGCATCAAAATAAATTTCTTGAATTAGAAGCAATTGTTTATAATCAAGGTTTAGAAAAAACTATATTATATGATGATTTTATTTCTTGTTTAAAGAGAGTTAAAAATCAAAAGGAATTTAAGTCATATCCTGGGGTTGAATTATTAAATATCAATTTTAAATTGGATTCTAAATATAAAAATATTCGTGTAACAATAACAGGAAAAGAGACTATTAAATATTTTTGCGCTCACGGTAAATTAGTTGAATTAGGTTCAAATGTTAAGTATTTTTACAAAGAAACCATAACTGATGAAACTGGAAAACCTGCAAGAGTAAATATGGATGATTATAACATTCGTTTTAATTTAAAAGAAGAACGTGAAATTGATGTTAGAGATGACCTAGTAAGAGATTTATTACAACATTGGATGGAAACCCCTAAATGGTTTCGTTATAAGAAAACATTTACTTTTGAAACAGTTGATGGTTTATTTAAGAATGATTTTTCAATTGTTCGAGAAACATTAAATGAAGATAAAGAAATGAGTGTTGTTGATGTAAAAAAATTTGGATTAGAAGATAAAGTTGTTCAACCTAAAGACATTAATTTTAACAAAGAATTTAAGAATTTTGGAGAATGGTGGTTTAAAATGAAAAATAAACCAAATGCTATGGTGATGGTTAAAGACCAACCAACTCATTATCAATCTTTTCAAAAGTCTGGTACATTAGAGAATAAGTCATTATATGAAATTGAGGTTGAATATCTAGGTAATCAAAAACAGCAAAAAACAGTTAGTAATATGGATATTTTAATTAAATTTATTGAAGTCATTGGGGTTCATTTACAAGCATTACAAAAGAGTTATTTTGTTATCAGTAGAACAGAAATCAATAATGTTAGAAATACTTATAATACTTTAACTGGTGTAAGAGGTAAAAATACTTTTAAGGCTTCATTACCTAATACAGTTGAAATAAGTCATTTACAGCAATTAACAAATCGTCAATATCTAGATCCATTAAATACTAATTTAAGAAAGAATTTTTTAGTAACTGAAAAAGCTGATGGAGAACGTAATCTTTTATATATTGATCCAACAGGTGAGTTTTATTTTATCAATCGTCAAAATTTAATTCGTAAAATGGGTCTTAAAATGACTGAATTAGCTAATTGTTTAATTGATGGTGAATATTTGGATGATAAAGAGACTTATATGATTTTTGATATTTATTTTTTTAAGGGTCTTCCAGTATGGAAAGAAATCTTTGACCCTAGATATGAAAAAATCAAACAAATTACTGAATATATTAAGCAAAATATGAATACTGGTAATAAACCAAATCCTTTAGTTGAAATTAAATTTAATATGTTAATTGGTCGTAAAGAATATCATCGAGGCGATAATATTTTAAAAACAGATGATTTAGATAATTCTTCATTTGATACTTTAATTTTTACGGCTTGTAAGAATATTTTAAATAAAGTAAATGTTAAACAAGGTGGTTTATTACAAATTGGTCATCAATATAGTTATAATATTGATGGTTTAATTTTTATACCTAGTAATTTATATGTTGGACAGGATTATCTAGGGCAAGAAATTAAAACCTTTTATGAAGCAAGTTCTTGGGGTAAAACTTTTAAGTGGAAACCACCAATTTTTAATTCTATTGATATGGAAATTGAAGTAGTACATCCTAAAAGTAAAGTAGATACAAATGACCAATATTATAACGGTCTTTTATATCGTCAAGTTATAGTTAAGGTAAATTATCAATCAAACTTTCATAATATCTACAATTCACAAAGGGTTCTCAATGAAGGTTTAGGGTTTTATGATGGTTCATTAGCATTTACACCTAATTATCCTTTTGTAGGTTCAATGGATTATAATAATAATTTAATTGATGAAACTCATATTGCTTGGATGCCTTTAGATAATAATGGTAATATGCTAACATTAGAGAAAAATACTGTTTTAGACAGTGATGTAATTGAATTTACGTATGATTTAACAGTTGAAAATCCACAACATAGATGGAAACCTATTAGACACAGACCAGGTAAAAAACCTAATGGTTATCATACGGCAATTAATGTTTGGCGTTCAATGCATTCACCAATTACAATTGAAATGATAACAGGTAGTAAAAA